AGGGTTCGATTCCCTTCGCCCGCTCCAAATCACCCTGCCAAGCCCCTGAAATGCCTAGCGTTTCGGGGGCTTTGCTTTTTGGGGGAAGGAAAGGTGTCGAAGAAGTGTCGAGGCGCATTCAGCGCTACATGCTCAGGAGTAGAAAGCCATCACTCGATTGGCCCCACCAAGCAGTAGCGGATCAATTGCTGCTCAACGCTCTGCTTCTGTCGCAGAACCAAGATCACTGCCGCCTCGCCTTGCTCTTCGTGGAATTCGTAAAAAACACGATAGGGGCCGGTATTAAGCTCGCGATAGCTCAGCACCCCCAGAAGACTCGCCTGCTGGCTGACTGGGTAACCTTTAGGTGCAAGTGAAATCTTCTCTTCAATCTCATCCAAAAGGCTCAGTACTGACTGGAGTGCAGCCTGTGCACCTTGGAATGGAGCCAAGTGGTGGACTTGGTCTTCGATGCTTTGCTCTGCGGTATCAGTAAAACGAATGACGACCGGGGACATTAAACCTCCTTATTCTGGCTGAGCGAACCTCCTGGAAAGGCGAGCTTTCAAATCATCAACAGAGCGATGCTTGCCTTCTGCGTACTGGCGGGAGCCAATCGCAAGCAACTTCACCAGCGCAATTGCTTCATCGCGCTGCTTCCGCTCAGCATATGACTCAACCACATAGGCAGGAACACCGTTCTGCGTGACGACCATTGGCTCGGATAAATCCAGGTCAGCCGCATGACGTTTCAAATAACTAATTGTCTCGACTCGCATGAGCCGGTACCTCCATTGCTGTGGGAATACTTAAGGCCTGGAACTCAGGTTCTACGGTGTTCGAACTCCACCACGCTCCATATCCAGGCGACGAGTGGGATACGCGCGTCGGCAGTCTGTCTACCGTCGGCTCCAACATCATAATCCGAATTCAGACCGAATTTGAACCACCTCAAGTCTATTTTTCTTTCCCTCTGTCGACCCCCGCAGCCTTCAACCTATGAGCGGGTTGAATCGAACAGCCTCAGATAGGTGGTCTTGGGAGAGGTGCGCATATCGCATCGTCATCGACAACGAGGCGTGCCCCAGGATGTGTTGTAGGGTCACGATGTGCCCGCCGTTCATGATGAAGTGACTGGCGAACGTGTGGCGCAGTACGTGGCTGGCCTGCCCCTTCGGCAGCTTGATCGAGGTCGACAGCAGCACCAGGCGGAACACGCCAAGGCAGTTCGTGAACAGCCCGTGGGTCTGCCAATGCCGGCGAATGTCGGCGGCCAATTCTTCCGAGATCGGCACCGAGCGCACACGCTTGGACTTGGTGTTGGCGAAGATCACCGCATTACCTTTCAGACGTTCCGGCGTCAGCCCCTGAGCCTCACCCCATCGAGCCCCTGTCGCGAGGCAGATACGAGCGACCATCTTCGGATGTGGCGACGTGGTGCGCGCATCCAGGGCCGTAAGCAGTTCGGACACCTGATGCTTGGTCAGGTACGACAGCGGTCTTTCCTGAAGCTTGAGCGGCCGCATGCGCCCTACCGGATTCTCATAGTCAATGACGCCGAGTTGACGCAATTCGTTGTACATGGACTTGAGGTAGCCAAGACGGTTATTCGCGGTCTTGCCCGACATGCCATTGGCTATCTGCCGGCTACGCAACCGAGCCACTTTCGCAGGCTCCAGGGAGATAGCGACCGGGTCGCCCAGGTCCCTTGTCACCAACCGCAGAATCGCCACGCAACGATGCCCGTTGCTCAGGGTCTGGCCGTGCAGTTCATACCAGAGTTCGACCAACTCGGAGAGACGCCGACGGTCCTTCGGCTTGAGCGTCCAGCTGGGGTTTTCCGCACACTTCTGACGCGCGGTGACCTCGAATTGCTGCGCCTCCATCTTGGTCTTGAACCGCTTGCGAAAGCGCTTGCCCTTGATCGGTTCGACATCGACGAACCAACGACCATCGGGGAGCTTGGTGATCGACATTAGACGGCATACCCCCGCCGCAGATACCGATCACACATCAGCTTGTGTATGTGCCTTTCCAGATCGCGACGAGTCCAACCCTTGGCGAGATAGTGGTCTTCGATAACGTGCCAGAACTCCAGTTTACGGGCGGACTCAATAGCCTTTTTTGCCGGGACACGCTCCCGCGCGATCAGGCTCACGAACTGGCCGAGGAACATCTCGCAGTTGCGCCCGCTGAAGCCCTTGGCGGTCTTGTAATAGCGCCGATACTCGGTGCGCTCGATCAGCGGATCGCACTCGACCTGGACGCGGGCGTCCTGGCTGATCAGGCTCCAGAACGGATCGTAGACCGCCGTCCGGCTCAGCAGCTTGAAGCTTTCGCAGGCGTAGTTCCACAGTCCTTGCAGATGCGGGCAGAGGCCCTCATAGGTGCGGCAGCCAATGACCTCCCCCGAGGCCATACGCGAGCCTTCGGAGAATTGCTGGACGATGGAGTGATGGAAACGGAATTCGAGCCGCCACACCGTTTCCAGGGGGTTATAGGCCGGGTCGCCATCGCCGAACGGATCCCCGTTCAGGGTGGCCCACACGCTTTCCCAATAGTCGAGCTTGTCGGTGGCCCGAGCCTGGAGGGTCTTGTTATAGATCGACAGTTGCAGGCCGTTGGCCGAGCCGAACATGTACGTCTCGCCACGCCCGTAGACCGAGGCGTTGCCGTCGAATTCGATCCGCTCGATCCCACTGATTTGTCGCACCCGACGCGAGCGACAATGCATGCGGTCCACCAGATCGCGAGGCGGTTTCCAGCCCTGCACGTCCAAGGCGATATGCACAGCGGCTTGGTTGGTTTCGCAGTGACTCAGCACGGCAGCGGCCAAGTCATCCAGCACGCCCTGGAGGATGCGCGGATCGGCGCCATCGAGGGCGTGAGGCGATACTTCGATCTTGAGGTGCGAGCCGAGGGTATCGACCTTGATGTTGTGGTTCTTGATCAGCAGGATCAGACCCATTTCAGCGTTCTGCAGGCGGTACTGATAGCCAGAGTCGCGACCGATACGGCCCTTGGACCATTCGTAGCCGGCGAACTCGACCACATCCACCGAGAGGTCAAACAGCGCCATCACTTCCGGGCGCAACTTGCCGTTGTACAACTGCCGCACCGTGTCCACGCCGCAACGCAGAATGCGCACGCCTGACAGGTCGGTGAATTGAGCCGTGGTGTCGTCGAAGAACAACCGCCCTTTCGGGCTTTCCAAGACCTGACCGTCCGACTCGATACTGACGCGAATTTGATGGCTGATTTTCTTCATCTTTAACGATCCAAATTGGTACGAATTGAAACCGCAATAGGTGGCTTATCTGACGTGTTACAGGGGCGTCAGCCGGCCCCGCCGTGGCGCTTGCTCACTCCGAGACGAGCCGTTCGCGCGCGCCCCGGCCAGGCCGGCTACAGCGGCCATACCGGCCCCGTCGGCGTCACCGCCACCGCGAAGAAGAAGCCCGCCAGATAGGCCAGGAACGCCAGCCCCAGGGCGGCGAAATAGCTTGTCCAGTTCATCGGCTCCCCCTCAGTTGATCGAGCGCGGCAAGCGGCTGGTGTCAGGAACCACCGTCACCCGCACGGCGGCGCTGTTCGCGGCGGCGGGCGGCACGTTCGGCGCGGCGGCCTGAGCCGGCGGCGCATTGCCCAAGGCGCTACGCCCGGCGCAGGCGGCATAGCCGGACCAACCGCCCCTGAAGCTCAGTTCCGCAGCGCAGTTGCCCCGCGGCACCACGGCATAGCCGGTGTCGGTCAGGTCGCGATCGGTGAGAGTGAATTCGCTGCCGTCCTGGCCCCGGACGGCGAACAGATAGGTGCGGCGTCCGGAGGCGGACAGCAGGGTCGCCTTGACGATGAAGTCGCGACCGGCGAAGGGATGCCCTACAGGAGCAGCGCCCGGAACGCCTGCGTGCCCAGGTACATCATCAGCAGCATCAGGACCAGCCGCACCAGTAACACGCGCAGTACCCACAGCAGGACCGGCTTGAGCAGGCGCAGCAGTTCCAGCAGCAGGCGGCAATACAGGGTCGCCCATGAGCAAACGAGGTCCGCCGTCATAAACCACAGACCCAATAGCAAGGGCCGGAATTGCCATGAATAGAAGAATCTTAGGTTGTCTAAAAAGGCTCTTGCCGGCGATGGTGTCGGTGACGGAGCCGGTGGCTGTCGATTCATAGAGGGCGAAGGTCTCCTGGCGGATTTTCTTGATCTCGACGATCACGTCGCGGGCCGGCGGTTTGTTGTCCTGCGCCGAGTGCTGGCTTTCCTTGTAGCGGCCCCGAATGCCGATGACGGCGAGGTTGGAGTGCAGATAGGCCTTTTCCGCCGTCATGCGGATGTCGTCGCGGATATAGGCGATGTTCGGCGTGGTGAGGATGATGTCCCAGTTGAAATGCCGGTGCCGGGTCCAGGCATCCAGCCAGCCCATGGGCCGCCCGGCTGCCTTGGCCGCTTCCGGGCCGTCCGGGAAGTCGAAGCGCTTGAGGTCGGCTTCGCGCCAGGACTTCAGAAAGATCAGTTGGGTTTCGTCGAAGATGATGAACGCGCCACGCGGCGCCCACATGAACCAGGTGCGCATCTTTTCCATGTCATCCAGGTCCTCGAGGTCGAGGTTGATGACGTCGCAACTGGAGGGCGTCTCCGGCATCACTTGGAAGATCCGTTCGCGGGTCAGGCCGCGCACGTTGGTGATGATGACGCGGCCCTTCTTGATCGCGGGGATCAGGTCATCTTGGATCGCGCCGGAGGTCTTGTAGGAGCCGTTCGGGCCGTGATGAATCTTGATCGCCATGTCACTTACCTATGAAGGGGATGAAGGACATGGAGAAGCGCGTGCCGATGGCGGCGAAGATCATGTTCACCGCGTCCGGCAGGCCGAAGAACGCCAGCAGCGAGCGCAGGTCGCCGTCCAGGGACGAGTAATAGGACGTGATGGTCGAGCCGATACCGATGCCGCCGACGACTTCGCGGAACGCCTTGTAGCCGATTTCCGCGACGAACAATTGCATCTCGAACCAGCCCTTGATGGCCATCTTGGTCAGCAGGACAAAGGCGTCGGTGACGAAGTCATAGACGCCGCTGTAGAGGAAGTCCCAAAGGGATTGCATCCAGGCGAGAATGTCGGAGAGAAAGGGAATGTCCATGGCGTTTCCTCAGGAGCGATAGAAAACAATCCATCCGGCCAGGATCGCGGCGATGAACAGCACCACGTAGCGGATGACGGAGAGTTCTTGGGCGTACTGGGTGAGGCAGACGTCGTAGCGCTGGCCGAGGGCGGTAAAGTCCCAACACGGTAGGGAGCCGCCGCCGGTGCCCAGGTGAATATCGAACTTGGAAGCGAGGACGCTTTCGAACTTGCCTTGCAGTTCCTGGAAGTCCTTTTGCGCCTTGGCGATGGCGTCGTCGTATTCCTTGATGGTCTTGTCGAAGGAGCCTTGCTTCGGCTCTTTCAGGCCTCCCCCGCCGGAGCCGTCGCCGCCATCGCCACCGGTCCCGCCGCTGGAGCCGGACCCGTCGCCATCGCCGCCGCTACTGCCGTCACCGCCGGGCGTGGTGCCGCAGTCACTGCCAACATGGCCCTGACAGGGGTTGTTACCGCCACCGCCCCCACCGCCGCCACCACTGGAGCCGTCATCGCCACCGCCGTTACCGGGCTTGGTGCCGCCATCGCTTCCACCGTCGCCGCCGGGCGGGTTGCTACCACCGTCGCCCCCGGTGCCGCCGTCCCCACCCGGAGGCGGACCGTCGCCCGGGCCCACGTCGCAGCCGAAAGCACAGGAGCCCTTGGAGGTGAACCAGTTACCGGTGAACGAGCCGATGACCCGGCAGAAGGTTCCACCCGCTTCGCCCTCAGCGGGGCCGATACAACCATCAATCGAACTGACGGCGATCTCACAACCGAGGTAATTGATGAAGCGGGAAATCGGTGCTTGGTGGCCGCCTTTTTCATAGAGCGAGCCAGCCAGAATCTTGCACTTATTCTCCCGGCATTCGCCGGTACTGAGATCAAGCTCAGTTCCCTCAGGACACCTATCACCTTTCAAGTAAACACTGGTGCTAAATAATGTTTGGCCCGTGGCCGCAGCGGTTACAACACAATAAAACGTTTTGCCCGGATCGTTCTTCGACGGCTCCATGGCAAACACCCGGCCAGGATCTTTAGAAATACTGGAAAAGTAAAGATCACAACCGGCAGAAGGAGATGGAACTTTCTTATTAAAATAATCCATGAACCAGTAATAATATTCGGCATGAGCCACCGAACCAAATAACAACGTAATAATCAACAATATGAACCGAGGCATAAAAAAGGGGCCTTTCGGCCCCTCCTCCTGTCACTGATACTGGCCGATTTTCAATCCCGTCAGCAGCGCGGACGCCATGAATGCGCCCAGCATCAGGGACCAGATCACGTCAGGCCTTGCGCATCGCGCCGATGACCAGGGCGAGGCCGACCAGCACCGCCACGGCGGCGATCACCAGCTTGGCCACGGACGAGCCGTCGGTGCCGGCTTGGGTCAGCACTTCCTTGGTGGTTTCGTCGATCAGCGATTCGGCGAAGGAGACGTTGGCCACGGCCAGGCCGACGGTGGCGATGGAAGCGTTGCGGAACAGGGTTTTCATTTTTTCCATGATTGGAACCTCATTAATTGCGCGCTTTGCGCATGGCGGAAATGATCAAGCCAGCCCCCAAACCAACGGCGAACAGCCCGATGGTCCCGGCGAAGCCGAGGCGGAAGGCCGACGGGTCGAAACCACCCATCAGCAGAGTCAAATAGCCCTCTGCCTCAGGCGGCAGCAGGTAGGTCTGTATCCACTCAAGGTGCGTACAGCCGACCGTGCCGTCCGCGTTCTGGACCCAGGTCTTGCACACTTGAACCGATACAGAGCCTTCCATTCGTGCAGTCCTCAAACAGCCAGGGAGGCCGCTAGGCCGTCGATCCAGCCCCAGGCGTAGCCGGTGGCCAGACCTACCGCGAACAGCGAGAGATAGCGGAGCATCGCGGCCTCCTACGGCTTACGCCTTGGCGTCCGGGGACTTGTCTTGTTTGTCCTGGCCCTGCGGCTGCTGGGCCGGGCGCGGGGCTTGGGCCTGTGCTTGCGGGCGGGCCGGGGCTGGGGCGGTCGGCGCCATCGGCTTGCCGCCCACGGCCAGCAGATCCACAAGGACTTGGGTATTGGTGATCCGGCCGAAACGGTCTTGGGTCGGACGGACCACGCTGGCGAACTTGCAGAGCACCGGCTGGCCTTCGAAGACGATGGCGTCCAGCAGGGTCGGCTCGATGTTGTATTCGCTGATCTCGAATCCCTTGGCGTTGCCACGGGCACCTTCCGGGATCGGGGCGATGGATTGGACCGAGGCGTAGATTTCCCCGGTCTTGGTCGAGGTATAGGTGTCGGTCTTGGTGACCCACAGTTCGACGACGCCGCCTTGGGTTGCAAACATGTTCATCGGTGTTTCTCCTTCAATTCGCCTTTTTCGGCGTGAGTTAGCCCGCTGCTGCAAATTCGGCTGTTTCGCCTTCATTCAGCGGTGTTGGGTGAAAGTGATTTGTCGGGCGATCCCTTCGGGCCGGGCTCTATTCGCTAGCGAACCAAGCCAACCACGGGTACTCGTCTCGGCCCATCCGGGTAACGATCCCTATCGCAACGTCGTCTCCGACGGCCAAGGGGAACGCTTCCCCTTGGAACCCGCAGAGCAACACCAAGGGCTCTGCCCTTGTCATCCCGCTCTTGCCGCCGAGGGCTCGGGAGCGCGGGGCGGAGGAGCTGCCCCACACTCCCCAGCGGAGGCTGTTTCAGGGGGGAGGCGTTCAAGGGTGCGCTGCGCCCGTGCTTCCGTTCGCCGGAACGATGAAGCTGTTCCGACGAGCCGGGAGCGCGGCCCTTGACCGGATCGACCACGGTGTGGGCGGCCTGGATCAGGCAGAGCAGGAGCAGCGCTTTCAGGGTCTTAGCGAGCATGGGTCAGCCCTCCAGTTGGAATGCTTCGCGCACGGGCACAAAGGGCGTGGGCTTCCCGCTGTCGTACACAACGTGCCAGTACTTCGGCGGACGCCGGGACGGATCGTGTTTCGCGCAGAAGGAACGGGGACGGCAGAGCCAGCGGCCACCTTCCAGATAGGGCAGCCCAGGGGGCCGGCAGTCCGGACACGGCGACGGGCTGTGCAATGGGATGGCCTGCCTTGCGGACCAGCACACAGAGCAGCCGCAGCCCGGGGCGTGGGTTTGGCGCAGGTAGTAGGGTCTGGCGGCCATGGCTCATTTCTGCCCCCTACGACCACAGCGATAGTCTTCAATCGCCCGACGGAGCCAAGCATTCTCGATCTGGTCGATATCGACAGTCAGGCCGCCCCAGGTCACGACCCTGCCGGAGACGCTGCCGACGATGCCCGCGAAGCAGAATTGAAAGGCGTCCATCACTCCTCCTTTCATGCTGTCCACTCCTGTTCCAACAGCCAGTTGCGCAGCAGCGCGCTATTCACCATGCGCAGCTTTCCGAGCTTCACGGACGGCAGCACGCCCCGGTAAACCCAGGCGCGGGCGGTGCCATAGCTAATGCCGTTGCGCTCCGCCCACCGTTCGATGGACTCCACATCCTGTTGCGGCCCTATCAGGGCTCCGGGGTTAAGCTCTTCCAGTTCCATGCTCATTCCGTCACTATTCGTCGCTATGCGTGCCGGTATGCATTTATGCATCCACACTGACGAAATATTCGTCATTGAGAGCAATACTAATGACGAATATTTCGTCTGACAAATATTTCGTCAGATTTTTATAGAGCTTTTTGGAATGATCGAAGAGCGACTTAGAACTCTTGTGCGTTATCTTGGCGCCGCAAGGCTTGCAGAAGCGTCCGCGATAAAGAATCGCCGCCGCTGGCAAACAGTTGCGACCGATCTAAAGGTGAAGACCAGAATTGAGGACTTGGAGGAGTTGCTAAAAGCCTTCCCTCAATACGAACTCTGGTTGTGGAAGGGCGAGGTGGACCCTGCACGTGGACAAGTGGCACCTGGCTATGAGGAGGCAGATGCCAAATTAGCCAAACCCAGCGCGGGATAGAGCTCACCAGGAAGGTGGCACTGCGCTGGTTCAGCAAAGGACGTGGCTAGCGTGGCAATCCGACCAGTGACGATTGCCGACTAGCCAAGTGACAGCAAAAAATACTGTTTATTTAAACAGTATCTCTCCATGCAATTTGATATTCGCCGCATGCGCCGCTATGGCAAAGCCCTTGGACGCGCTGGCTTCGACAAAGCCCCTGTACTAAGGGGAGACGTATGGGTGCGGATGGCTTCAACCTCGCCACTCAACCGCCCTACCTTGATCGCCGAAATCCTCAAAACCAGTCCTAGCGGGTCGATTCTGCCAACGCTGCACGACGTGCAGATTCACGGTATGGCGACCAACGCGCTGGTCATCACCGGCATTGAGTTCATCGACGGCGTGGCCTACTCACAATCCTGGCATTGCCGAGTGACGTAAGCCCTTCCCTATCCCTTCAGAAAGTAGGACTATCCAATGGCACAATGATAGTGCGGCACATCTCGAAGGACTGAGTGCAGATGAAAGCAGACTGGGACGACGCCCCGCAGCACCTCAAGCGCAAACGCCAAAGCGCTGGAAAGTGGGCGGTTGCCGTTTCCATCGGCGTCGCCTTCACCGCTCTAGCCGTCTACGTGGCCGATCACAAACTCCCGTTTCCGCCTGAGCCACCAATCGCCCAAGCGCCCCCCGCAGAAAGCTACACGCCGAAATACGAATTCAACGAGCCCGCCGGCCAGCCCGCCGCGACACCAGAGCAACTGTTCTGGGATGACGTAAACGAGCGCAACCGCCAACAGCCTCAACCAAAGCAAGCCGTCTACAACGACACCAACTACGTTCCCAAGGGCGCTACTAACGTCGTTGACATGGAGGCCGTGCGCCAATCAGAGGCGTATCGAAATCCTACTGCGGCATCAAGCAGATCGTCTCATAACAATATTGAGCGATCTGGCGCATGGGTCGATAAATGGAGCGGTGGAGCTCATTACTACGCAGAGTGGACGGTAATTAACAATTATATCGATGACACTTCAGTCTGTGCCAATCACAAACGTGGATCCATTGACTATCGCGAATGTAGGAAAGGGGCGAAACAGTTCTTCAAAGAAGAATGCCGCTCTTGGGAAGGCAGATGGCAAAGCGACAGGAAGCCAAGCAGTGACTACATGAAGCAGCGCTATTGCTCTGCCGCGAGTAGCTTTAACCCAATGGGGTGAACGAAAAACAATACAGAGCACGGAGGATAAATGTCGGGAAATTTCCACTTAAAGAAAAGTAATGACGGCGGATATTTATTCACGCTGCGCGCGAAAAATGGCGAGATACTGTTAGCGAGCAGTACATTTCCAAACTTTGAATCCGCCAAGGCAGCAATATTCAAAATAACAAAAAATAAAGACATTGACTCCAACTACGAAATAAAGGAAAGTAAAAACGGAAAATGCTACTTCACCATAAACACTGAAGACGGAAAGATACTTGCACAGAGCCAGATGTACGCAAGCAGAGTCTCTGCTTTGCGCGGTATATCAGCAGTAAAAGATTATGCAACATTAAAATCACCTTCAATTCTAGACTCCCAAGGAGGAGAAAAGAGCACATCAAAAATCGGCAGTGTCAGAACATTTATATCCGCAATCGAAGGCATCGAACAAGACGCAACCAGCGTAATATTCTATCGCGGACACGGGAATCACACATACAAACTCACCCCAAGCCTTTACCGAAATTCAGGCTGGGTGAGAAACGAGCACGTAATTTTTCACGAACTAGTTTTACGCTGCCCCTCGGACTTTGAACTATCAGGGTCGACGTTCAACATTTTAGTAAAAATGCAACACTATTCCCTCCCCACCAGACTTTTAGATATCACTACAAACCCTTTAGTAGCTCTATATTTTGCTTGTACCGGCGGCGGAACTGCTGATGCAGAAGTCATCATGTTTCGAATCCCCAAAGATGAGATTCGATACTACGACAGTGATCGTGTAAGTGTAATATCCAATATAGGAAGATTGCCATCACATTCACGATTCCCGCAAAAAACCTCCTTAGAAAAATTCAATGAAAACGAAGATATAATAAAGCTGGTTCGAGAAATACAGCGAGAAAAGCCATATTTCGAAGCGAGGATAAACCCCAGTGACGTTTCCTCCGTAGTTTGTGTAAAACCAGTTTTAGAAAACCCTAGAATAATAAAACAAGATGGAGCCTTCCTATTATTCGGCGTCAATAAAGAAAAGGCCAACCCAGCAGAAGTACCCCAGAAATATCTACTTTCTAATGATGATTTTAGACTGATCATCACAGGTAAAGAAAAGGCCAAAATACTGGAACAGCTATCATCACTTGGAATCACCAGATCGACTATATACCCAGAAATTGAGCACGTAGCCGGTTATTTAAGCGAAAAGTATAAAGATTGAAATATAATTTCAAGAGTAGCCCTTGATTTCCCTAAATACAGGGAACCCCCTAGAAAAAGCACTAATCAAGAAGCGCAGCTCTGAGTAACTGATGAAATAGCGTCAAGGTTAGGAGAGCGAAAATGGTTGCTAGATACAAGAAAAATCTTGAGCAGCTCACGATCATGCTACACCTTATCAAGACTCAAAAAAAAATACCGGCAGGAGCAATTGTAGATTTTCAATTATTGATCTTAAAGAAGATCAAAGAGAAAGAAAGGGCAATTTTTTGTACAAAAGCGCAAATCAAAGAGCTACGCCTTGAAAAAGCGAATAGCTGGCCAACAAGAGAGAGAGCGAAGGATATAACAAAAAAAATCAAGATACTTGAAAATAAAGTTGAGAAATATAGATACATCATCTATATCTGGAAAATGTTTGTCGAGAGCATTGTATTCCTCCGCTGCGACAAATATGCCATAAAACACTTTCTTTACGATGAAAACTATAACGTAAAAGAAAATGCCGGATTCATTTCTGGAAAAAAAGGAATCAAAGCGGAAATAACGCTTTTAAAGACTGCGGCTCAAAACAATGTACCTGCGGTGCTTTGCGACCTGACAAATACCCTAAGGCATGGAGATGTATGCCTTTTAATCAGCAATGACCCCTACCCCATTGAGGTGAAAACATCAGAAAAACTTGACAAAAGAGGCGAAAAACAACTAAAGAACATAAAGGAGCTAAATAACTTTTTCAAAAATGACTCAGCTGAAAACTTTAGAGGCGCAGGCCCTGTAATAAGAAGCGAACACATAGGAAAAGAACGATATCATTTAAAATCACTTAATAGCTGCATAAACAAATCGTACCAAGAGGGAACTAGCCATGTTTCTCCAGAAAGCGGAATTCATTACCTAGCGGTCACGAAGTTCAAGGAAGGCATATTTAATCAAATATCTGCAAAGCACGCCCACCTAATAAACTTGAACGAATACAAGAATGCAATGGCTTGGCATCCGTATACGCCATTTCATATTTCGCTAAACCCCGAGCACCTCTACCACTTCATAAATGGAGATTTAAACATCGCAATTATTCTCGACTTGCAGGCGATAAAGAGAAGATTCAAGAAAAATGGGATGCATATAACTTTCTTGCAAGACGATCATTGGTATGCGCAGATTTCAGCTACTGAAAATATTTTAGATGGGGGATTTAGGATATCAACACAATCTTTTATGCGAATCGCATTTGAATTTCAGAGCCTGGCATGGACAATAAAACAGCACAAAGAACACTTAAAGTATTTTATGGAAGAAAAATACAACTCTGGTAGAGAGATGGAAATTCCGCCTGACTGGATAACAGCTAAAGACTCTATTCCAATTTAACCTCCTGAACACCGACTCTTTATTATTGCTAAAGGCTACCACTGGACGTCACAAGAACTCGGAAATCCGTCGAAAATGTGTCGAAGGAAATGGCACGAAAAGCCACTGAGTGAAATGTCCAAATAACGAAAACAGTAGCTTTGAAACGCATTGCGAAACTCTAGAATACTTGATTCAAGG